GCCTATCGTAGATTTGATCGGATTTCCAATGACAATTGACTAGGGTGAGAGCATCCCAATCTACATCTTCTAAAATAGTAAATGGGTCTTCCTTGATCATCGTATCAAGATCGAAATATAAGACCTTCCCTTTTAAAGGAAAGTCCGAACTGAACATGGGTAATTTGTTCCACCATTTTTTCAACGAAGGCTTCGCTGGAATATAGATCTTATTAATCGATCGATCTAGGCCATCGAAATCTTCGGTGTAACAATGATACTTTACATCCTCAGATCGGTATTTTAGGAGGGAACGGTATAGTCGATTCACATCGTCGGAGCAGTACTTAGTACCATGCTTAACGAAAATTACATTTAACATTATTTAGGTTTTCCCGTTTTAGATTTTTCCGTTTAAGGTCGCAAATAGCTCAAATAAGGTTTTAGATTTTCTAATTGCGGTTTTTAATTCTCTATCCTTAGACTTCTTGATATTCTCAATTTCGAAGATAGCAAGTTTAGCTTTGAACAATTCCTCTTCATTACTATTCTGTTCTAGGATAGCCTCGATTATCTCAGAGGACTTCATAATAGCTCTTCGCAGGGTCTTTTTCGGGTTCGGGGTAGATCCAAACTCTACAGAAACCTGATCAAAGATTTGTGCTTCAAGTTGGTTTTCGAGACCTTTTAGCTCAGATATCTCTCGAAACCTATTGCGCCAATGCTCTTCAAGCTTGGTCACCTTCTCCGACATACTCTGATCGTATTCCTTATAACGCTCTTCATAATCAGCTGCGATTTTGTTAAGGAAAGGCTTAGAATAAGCTGAAACCATCTGATGGAAGTTTTTGGAATCCACAGCGTTCTTATCGCGGGTAGCGTCGTAGATAACCTCATCGGTATACTCATTAGCCGAAAGCCACTTTTGAAGAGAGACGTCAGACGCCTCACCACAAAACGAAAGGAACTCGGAATCGTTTTCGGGATCAGCCCAGATAATCTCGATAGTATCTCTCTCGGGATTTGTGTATACAACTTCTACTATCTTTTCGTTTTCAAATGGATATGACATTTATAGGACCTTTATGTCTGGTTGAGTCTTAAGTAATGGGTTGCAACGGTGACCGCGGTACCATCTGGGAATTCCTGTGCACGATAATCATCAGTGTTAACATAAAGGATCTGATAATTACCAGCGCCGTTTAGTTTAGTATTCACCATACCCGATCCCTGAGCAGTTCCCGCACCATTTAGATTATATCGCAGTCTAGTGCCAACCTTGGTATGTGCGGCATATTGCATAAGATCCTGAAGCATGGCATCAATATTTGCTTGTGTATATTCCTGGATATTATTACCAGCGTTGACGTACATTGGCAACACCATAGCCGGAGCTGCTATATTGTTGGCCTGTAGCAGATAATAATTTGTTATCGTTATAGGTTGATCTTGTACTTCGGGAATACCAGCCGCAGTATATAATCCGGTATTTGCTCGAGTATCAGTATATACTGGACTAGCAGATACTGCAGTATATCCACCCAATGTTGATGCGGTATGAATATAGTATGTACCTGGTTGTCCGACCGAAGCTTGTATAGTATCTATAGCTGGGAGGATAAAGGTATCGTACATGTCCGTTAGTGACATAGCACGAATATTAGTACCGTCATAGTATACCGGAAATGCTTTACTATTGGTATCAACAAGTTCAGCAGGTGTAGTAGCTACCGTTTCAGATATTCTAGCATAGTTAACGGTAACGGTACTAGGTTCTGCCGTCGTCGTTTCAACCGGATAAGCGGTAACACTTGTAGCCGACGCACCAGCTTGGGTTCTGGTATCGGTGATTGTCCCGAGGGTTCCGCCTGAAGCTACATAGGATAATGTCACGGATGGTGCAGCACCATAAAGATATCTGCATCTATTCTGAATTGCGGTAATCTCAGTAGACGTCAGCTCTTTTAGACTGGTGCCATCCCACTTTAAAGGGGTTCTAACTGCCATTAATTGAATCCTATTTTTAGATTAACCGTTACCGTTATTTTATATATAGACGATTTTATCACTCACCTGCTCCGTGAATGGTTAACAATGTAGTGCCGGCTGAATTTAGTATTTTTAATGTGACAAGCGTTTTCAGCTCAGCAGACGATACCGCATCATCGGCGATCTTGGCGTTTGTAATTGCATTATCGGCGATCTTGCCGTTTGTAACTGCTAAATTGGCGATCTTGCCGGTCGTAACTGCTAAATCGCCGATCTTGCCGTCTGTAACTGCTAAATTGGCGATCTTGGCGGTCGTAACTGCACCAGTGCCAAGCTTGACGTCTGTAACTGCACCAGTGCCGATCTTGGCGTTTGTAACTGCACCAGTGCCGATCTTGACGTCTGTAACTGCACCAGTGCCGATCTTGGCGTTTGTAACTGCACCAGCGTTGATCTTGGTGCTTGTAATTGCATTATCGCCGATCGTTGTTACAATACCAATGGCGCCGAGTGCCGTAGCGGTGGTTGCAGGTGACGTTACGGCGCCAGATAGGGTGACAGTGAAATTGTTAATGGCGAAGTCAAGCTTCTGCGTAGTGGCATTGTAGGTTACTGAAATACCGGTTTCGCTCGAACCGTTAACCATGCCGCCTACGATACCTTGAACTGTGGCCGTGGCAGTTACAGTTCCCGAGGTGCTTGTAATATCGCCCCAATCGTGCCCGTGAGACCCAAGCGCAAAATTAAGCTTACCGCCGGTATCATCGTAGGTTACTGCGATACCGGTTTCGGTGTTGCCCGTAACCATACCACCAACGACATCTTGAACGCCTTCAGTGCCATCGCTTAGATTACTGAATGTGTGGTTATGCCCATTATTCCCTATTGCAAAATTAAGCTTACCACCGGTATCATCGTAGGTTACTGAAATACCACCAGATTCGGTGTTAGATGAAACCATGCTGCCTATGGTATCTTGTATCCATTCACTATCCACTGTGATCCGGATCGCGTCTGCTGTAGAATCGGTGACTATATCTATACCATCGCCTTCTATAAAGGTTAGGGTATCGGTTAGACTGTCTGCGACGACTGCTGCAGTTCCCCAAGTATATCCGCTATCGGTCGCGCTACGGGTAAAGGTTTGGAAGGTATTTTTTGAATAACGAAGGTCTAGGTTAGTACTATCCAGTGAGGTAATGTGACCGAAGCCATCCAACGTAATATCTTGGATAACTGTGCCGTTCGAATTATTGACCGAAGCTTGAGTAGAAGTATCGGAGTGTGCAACACGGATAGCGTCATTAGTAGCATCCACATCAATGTCGATCCCTGATCCGGATACCCAAGAGATCGTATCATCCGCCGAATCCACTACGACGCTACCGGTCTCTGCCCAAGTAAATCCGGAATCTGTATCGGTAACAAGGAAGGTATTAAACGAATTAACTGTAAAGTTTAGCTTACCACTGGCATCATCATAGGCTACTGAAATACCACTCTCGGTGTTGCCCGTAACCATACCACCAACGACATCTTGAACGCCTTCAGTGCCATCGCTTAGATTCGCGAATGTGTGGCTATGCCCATTATCCCCTATTGCAAAATTAAGCTTACCGCCGGCATCATTGTAGGTTACCGAAATACCGCCGGTCTCGGTGTTAGTCGAAACCATGTCGCCTATGGTATCTTGTATCCATTCTTTAAAATCGTAAGTATCATTAGATACCACGTAAGTATCAAAGGTCAAACTTTTACCTGTACCGGGATTAAAAGTATTAGAACCGGTGTGGGTTTGATCCGCGGTAACCGCATTGGTACCGGTAAGGGTCTGGTATATAGCAGAAAGGGAATTGGCGTTTTCATATATCGTAGTAGCGTTTAGACTACCGCTAACGTCTACTTTATATGTACCAGGACCTTTGTTAATACCGATATTACCGGAACTATCCGCAATGGTCATTCGGGCAGTTGGTACGTTTGCAGCATTGTAGGTAGCTAGAACTAACGCTTCGGTATCTTTAGATCTGATACCAAAATTAGAAACGGTGAAATATTTATTAGCGTCTAGTGCATTGGAACCATTGATCTTGAGATATTGACCATCTAGGGTTTCAAGATCAGTCGCGTTGTAAATGGAGTTTAAAGCGTCGATTATGTTGTCTTCTGGCCCAACATAATCTAGGTCCATAGTCTGGCGGCCAATACCATGTAGCTCATAGTGTATCTCACCAATTACGCCACCACCTGGCAGACCAACATAACCAGCAACCGTATCAAGAGCATTAAGTGCAGCAATGATATTGGTTTCAGCGCCAGTATAATGGTCTGTCATATTCTGAGCAGTACCACCATATAGCTCAAAGAGGATTTGGCCCTTTGCTCCGCCGGTAACTGGACCGATTTGCGCATCTAACTCATTAACCGCACCCGATAGGTTTGTAGCAGTAGTAGTTAATGCCGCATTACCTTGTTTAAGGTCCAACTCATTAACCGCAGCCGATAGGTTTGTAGCGGTAGTAGTTAATGATCCGATAGTACCAATATTGGTGGTAGCGCTCGTGAGTTCGATCTCGTGACTATCAACTTGTTGAGAGTAATCGTAGAAAGTATTCAGAGCATCGACGATATTGGTTTCGACGCCATCATAATGATCTGTCATATTTCGAACGGTGGTGCCATATAGCTCAAAGAGGATTTGGCCCTTTGCTCCACCGGTAACTAGACCAATCTGTGCATCTAACTCATTAACCGCACCGCTAAGGTTTGTAGCAGTAGTAGTTAATGTTGCATTACCTTGTTTAAGGTCTAATTCATTAACCGCGCCTGCAAGGTTTGTAGCAGTAGTAGTTAATGATCCAATGGTACCAATATTAGAAGTAGCGGAAGTGACCTCGGTATGAAGTTCATTAACCGCTGTAGCTAGATTAACCGATGCTGTAGCTAAGGTCGTACCATAACCGGCGAACGTGGTTAGCGCGTCGATATCGTCAACCGATAGATTGAATTCGGCTACCAGATCTGGTGAAGCTTCTCCTGAAAAAACGCTAACCGTTTGAATCGATCCGGCGGTCTGAGAGTCTACATTGATTACTAAATCATGTACCCCATCTACTCCGCCTAAATTAGATCCAGAGATCGTAATTTTTTCACCGGTTAAATAATTACTTCCCCCGAGATCTATGTTGATTATAGAATAAACGCCTGCATCGATATCAACATCGAATTGCGCGCCTGTTCCATTTGGCGAACTACCCTGGAGGTTAGTATAGGATGCAGAATAGGTCGAAATTATTGTATCAGCATCACCTACCCAAGCGCCAACCGTATTGGTTTTTAATCGCCATTCGTTAAAGGTGTTACTGAGAGAAACATTTTGCTTAGCCATTTAGGTGTCCATTCTCTCTAACAGTTTTGTAACGAGATCTTTTAGTTCGTCGATCTCATTTCGTAGATCTTTTATGGTCTCGTCCTGCTTTTCGCGTTTTAGTCTAGCCGCGACAGCAATCTGAGCACCTTTCGTATTAGTATTTATAATCGCATTAGAGGAGGGATCCCGGTAAAGACCGGGATGCCCTTCAACTGGTATCATACTATTATGCAAGAACGATCACCCTTAGTGCTTTACAAGTTGGCACTTTAGCTGGGTTAGTCGATGTCATAACTATCTTCATTTTAATAGCATTAAAAAATATAGCCTCATCTATCTCGTACGAGGTTTCTTTATAATGACTAGGATCTTCACTTGTTGGAATAGGCTCATCTGGTGCGATCGGTTTCCAATCTGAGGATACCATTTCCTCTTCAGTTGTACCAATCTTATAATAAACGTCAACGAATGTGCCAGTCGGTTTATTTATATCTAGATATACCTTGCCCGTAGTACATGGCTCATTTAGAATAACGTTTTTAGTTACGTATTTCGCAAGAGCTGAACCACCGCTTTGTGCATATTCACTTACAAAATCTTCGACCACGTTCTTCGAACTTGCTGACAAAGCCGTACCTGTTAGGGTATTAACTGATGTAACCGCTGAGCCACTTACAGCGACCGTAAAGGTTAGATCGTTAACGCCAGATTGACCACCGATTGCCGTACCATCGATAGTGATCGTATCACCACCTACATAACCAGATCCACCAAGTATAACCGAAGCAACACTATATGTGGTACTGGAAATCGAGATATCAAATGAAGCGCCGGTGCCAATACCGCTTGTTCCAGACTGAACCACCGATCGAAAGTAAATACCAGAAGGTCGATCAATCCGGTTCTGAACTCCGATAACAGAACAACGCTCAAGATCGATCATCGGTGAGATGTTATCCTGTCCAGAGGTTAATTGTGCGCGAAGGGTCAACGAGGTAGCGCCTGCATCATTATCTATCGAGTTAACGGTCTTCAGTTTATCCAATGGATAGTTCTGATTGACGATGATCGGAGAAAACTCAGTATCTTGCACATAAGGCGCACTGGCTGAATCCGTAAGAGATACGCCGGTTGTAGTCTTGATACTCCAAGTAGTATTAGTACGAGGGAAGTTAATCTCATTGATAATCGGGTACAAGACGTTATATGACATATTCTCCGAAGCTACTACGGTAGATTGTCCGCCTAGACCTGTAGAGGTTGCATTAGTAGTAACCGTAATTACGTACGAGTCCTGTTCTACGTCAGACACTGGATGAATACCATTTAGATCTATAGCAGGTATACCGTTTACAGGTCCAGATACGCCCGAGATATCAACGTATGAGGTTGCACCTTCAGGCCGGAATAAACCGTGATTCGAATGTGAAACCCGAACTCGATTTGATCCAACAAGAGTCTTAAACGGATTGTTAATCAATTGACGATTTGCTGGATAGTCGTTTTCAAGGATAACCACACCGGTCTTAGTAGTATCAAAGATAGCTCGATGGATATCAAACTTCATATCTTTGTTCTGATCAGGAGTCCAAGTTGATGCGTTCTGAGATAAGAACAAAACACCAGCGTAAGGGTTCTTACTGATACGTTGTCCGCTCGGTACTGCATCTTCACCAATCCCAGCATACCATACTTCATATTCTGTTGAGTTCGCCATTACTACAAAACAGTATTCTGTACCATCTTGTACGTGTACAGGACTCTCGAAAGCAAAGTGGGTAGCTGCGGTCGGACTATTAGGATCGACGCTCACGGATGTTGGGTTCAGAGTTACTTCTGCAAAAGGTAAGACGAATGGTGTTGGTATACCGTTTGACATTTCACGAATTTGCAAAGTTACCGGAATATTAGGATCTTTACTAGCGAAGAAGACGTCTATGCCAGTAATCATAGCACCACCTTTTATATTCAAAAGGAAGGATTGTGCTAATGGATCAACCCATGATACGAAACGATCCCACCAACCTGGGCCTACCGGATTACCGGCTGTCCAACCACGAGATGGCGCAGAGCCACCGGATGAGGTAGGTCTTTCAGCAAAGACTGACGTTGTACGGGAACTGGTACTGGTAACCACTCGGTTATCCGATACTTCACGACGTTCAATATTAGGAATACGTGTACTAAGAGTTACGTTTTCCTTGGTTTCCATCATTCCTCTAGCGCTATAACTAGTTGATGCTTGGGTCGTGATATTTGTTTCGGTATTAGTCGGATCATCAACTAATTGAAATAGTCGTGAGCCGGTAGCAAAACGGAGGGTTGAATTATTAGGAATAACAAATTCACCATATATCTCACCGCTTGCATTACTAACTATAGAACCTGCTCCATCCGGATGACCAAGCAATCCATTACCTGTACCATTCGCAGAGCCATTTGGAATGCCAGAACCATCGACGGTCACAAACGGATTGAAGTTGGAAGCGGTAGTGTACTGTCCCGAAGTAATAGGTTTTACATACGCACTTACGTCGCGGCCGTCAAAGAACGGATACAAACGAGACCCTGGCTTAAGACGTGTACCTTTAAATCGAACTACGCGGCCGCGCATAAACGGAATAAAGTTAACCTCAACAACACGTTCACCGAGCTCGGTGGTAATAGTATCAGGTACAACAGCTGTTTCGATACCAGATCTAGTTTGGTTACGAGTGGTGGTGGTAACTGTAGTTGTGTTGGTCCTTCGTCCTCTTGTACTAGACGAACTAGAATCGGTACTACCGGTCCAGTTGGTTTGCCAGTTATTCCATACAGTACCGATAGCATCAGTTTCATTGATGATATCCAGCATCGCATCGTATACGCCTTCTTGGTCTACGATTACATTTGGTCTGGTCTCACTCGCTCTCCACTCATCGTTAGATGGGGTGATTTCAAGTGTACCGGTCCAATTGAATACGTCATAGGGGTTAACGTTGATCTTTCCAGATGCAAGAGGTTGACCCGCAATGATGCCAGTAGTATATGGTAAGGTAATCAGGTCACCGGTCTTTTGGTAGTCGGTAGACCCAATAGTCTGAAGGTGCATGCCAACGTTCTTCTCGGCGAATAATGGTCGCAATGTACGATTTGCACGATCGATACCTGACCGGAATTCACGACTGCGAGTATCACTCGTCGTATGATTGGCAAAGGCATCTACCAAGAATCCATTCTTAAATCGATCTATTCCATTAACATCAGGAATCTGTTTCTGTTGAGCTTCGGTTTCTAGAAGCGATAAAGAGGTATAGTATTCCAGGTTATTGATACGGCGTTCAAGCTTACCGATATCACGCATGGTATATCTCTTATTATCGATTACCTCGATCGTAACCTCGTTCGGTCCTTCGGTGTAGGCATTAACAAATAGATTGTAAAGGACCATAGCATCTTTAGGATCGCTTGGAAGTTTAGGCTCTAGAGCAGATACTCCGGTTGTGACTCCAAATTTACCATCCTTATCCAGATATACCTTATCAATACGATTTAGATAATAGTGAATATCGGTCGACATAGTTGTAGCTGGTTCAGGACATAAAGTAACTTTAGAGCCGGTACCTGAGAATGATCCACCACCATTATTCATGCGCGGGCGGAAGTCTAAGCAAGATCGTAGTTCAACAGAACCATGTTTACTTGAGTTGAATGTTGGGATATCTTCATACGCCAGCGAGACGTCATTGTAATCGGTAACAGAATCATAAGAGTTAACTGTAAAGAAATCCCCGGTTACGTTATGCTCAAAGAAATCGTAATGTATTAGTAATTGACCGGTAGGATTAAAACCAGTTGAACGATCAACCTTTATACTACAAACGTCATAGTAGTTTTCTCTCTGACCATCATCAAACCGATAGTACTGGGTGACGTCGGTATGGGTAGTAACTGGTGCGGTAGCAAAGTCAGGTGACATATAAACTTTAATTAGTTTATAACCATCTGCTTTATCTAAGCGGATATCACCGCTTTCAATAATTAATTGGCTACTAATTGTTTCGATTGCAGACGGAACACCGCCCGATCCTGGGATAGACTTAAGGGCATGTTCTAGGGTTCTTCGAATGCCCACTACCATGGATACGTCTTGGCCGTCGTATGCACCTAGATTACTTACCGTTATTGTATCATTTCCTGCACCTGATATTAACACATCAGAATTAGATAGTGAAACTATAGTGCCTGTTGAAGGGCCGGTAACAACCATCAGAATATAGTTATCTTGATCAAATGGTTCGAATGACGTAGCAGTACCAGCGCCAAAAGAGATCGTACCAGATGAAACTGTTTGGTTGGGATATTTACGGTTAGAGAAATATACAAAGTTGTAACCGCCTAGCTTATTCTCATCTTCCATGGTTTCTATCCGTTTAAACGGTAGAGGAAAGATCATTGAGTTATTCAAAGGCTGCTGTATAACCGCAAACCCGCCTTGTAATACTACGTCAGCACCAAAGTCTGGATCGGTCGCCGTAGATTTTATTGACTTAACGCTCGAAAATACGGCGTTGGTCGCGGTCATTTTAACATCGAAAAGATACAAGAGATAATTAGATCCAGATCTTTGTATCGTACGAGCTCTACAAGTACCGATGATACTACCTGCACCACCAGTCCCATCTCGGAGTTCGATCGAACCAAATTTGTTAAGATCTGGAAGACCAACTAGATTGTTAATCTCGATATAGTTACCGACCGGAGTTGTTACACTAGCAGATTCGAAGAACGCTGTATCACGTGCTTTTGGAACGTCTACAAAGGTTGTAGCAAGAGTTTCGATCTCGTAACCTAGTACATAAGCCTTCGATGGTTCAACTGCTGCAACCAATTTAGTATCGTCACCAGGTGTGTATACATCAGTATGTTCTTTCATGGTAACCGGGAATGGGCGTACCGTATAGTTACCCGATTCATCAAATGTACGACGAGCAAAGGTTTCTTCGATTACCGCATAATCGGTAGAACGTACCTGAAAGTTGATAATACCGTATTCTACACGACCGAGAAGTTGGAACTTTGAATAGATACTCGCTTCAGCATCAATATCCTGCTTAACCAACTTTGTCTTTATCTCATAACGGTGTGCACCAGGTGCAGCATAGTTTGGAGTGCCTTGAGCATTATCGTTAAGGGTAACGTCGCCGGCCGGGGTTTGAATTGTTTCGGTAATCGATAAGCCCACATCGTATGTCGGCGTAATGTCGTACTTATCCAGAACGATGGAACTGGCCTTAACTATCACAAAGTGATCTTTTATAAAATATACGCCGCGATTGATAGAAGCGGTTGAGCCTAGACCTGTTGCATCGGTAGCTGACGTTGTTGCAGACTCACCACTATTGGTAGTAAAGGTTAGACCTTCGTTGTTATAGAAAACCTTAGTGGTATTATCCGTACCAGAGTTTATGTAATTAACATATAGGGTAGCTGGATCACCACCGTCAGAAGGTTCAATGTGAACAATCTTAGCCTTCACTCCGCTGGCAGCGCCTTCTATAGTGTCCCCAATTATACCCGTTAGCTCGCTCTCGGTAGCGGTAAAGCTTGCCAATTTTACATAAGGTTGTTGCTTATTAATACTAAAACCACCAGGTATAACCATTGCCCCTTCTTGGAACATGTGTTTACCGAACTGGGAAACCTGGTTTTGGATAATGGACTGGAGCTGTGTAAGCTCACGAGCCTGTACGGCTTCACCCGGTCGGAAAAGGACTTTATAATACTTTTCCTGAGGGGTAAATCCATCACCTGTATCTTTTAAGAAATCATCGAAATATGGTTCGATATTAAATTTTAAAGCCATTTTAAAACTCCAATACGATCTTCACCGTTTCGATTTGATCCCCAGCACGGTTAATAGCCGTACGATTTTCAAGGAAGATTGTTTCACCTGAGTGAGGTTCTACCTCGGGAACTGTAACGACTATTACTTGTTTTTCGTTACCTGGTATGCCAGATTCGCCGACCGAATCGGATGTGGTAAACGCGGTATAACCAGTGTCTTCATTTTGTATAATACGTACATATCCGTTTGTATCCTCTTCGTAAGTCACAACGATACCTTTAGCTCCACTGTTATTACCTTCGATGACCATATCAGCGGAAAACGAATAACCACTAGCTACAGTTAATAAGGTGTTAGCCGACATAGTTGTTGCAGTGGATGGGTTAGTTGTACCATAATCGTAAGGATTACGTATGATGGCTAACTGCCTAAAGTCCTGTGCTACTGGTAAATCACCCTCGCCTTCATCATAGGTCATAGTAATGTTTAGACCTACGAAATGAGCTCCTAGGTCTTTAACTGGGTCTGCCCCAAAACCACCTCGAGGACCAATTACCGCACGGCCTGTTGCACCAGAACCACCACCGCCAGAGAATGAAATGGTTGCGTGTTTATATCCAGAACCCTTTGTATTAACTTGGACTCCGATAACTACGCCACCACTAACAGTGGCCGTTGCAAGACAACCAGTACCACCAGATCCGTCGGTAACCGTAACAGCTGGTGCGGTACTATACCCTGAACCACCGTTAGTAACTTTGATATTAAAGATAGCTCCATCGGTAGCATTCGACTGAACGTTCCATTGGGTTTGAAGTGCAGTAGAAGCACCGCCACCAGGAGAGACCGGAAGAGTCGTAACCGGAAGGAACGCCGTGGTCAGAAACTTAGTTGCTGCACCTGGATCTAGGGTGAACATATATTTCCAGAGATAACCGTCACCAGCTAAATCGGTATCAGGGTCTGGATCTACGGTAGTAGTACCTATCGCAACATCAGGATTAATAACGGTTGATCCAGTACCGGCTTTAAGACAAATATATACGTTATTTGATTCAGTGATAACGAAATATTTCTTAGAACCTAATAGTGGGTCTCGGTCGTCATATTCGACTATGTTAGTAGCACCTGCGATCCACTGATTTCTGAATGCGGAATAAGTCCAATCACTAGAAGAAATAAGTTTGAAAGCTAATGCTCTATCCCAAAAATCTGTGTGAAAAGAATAGGTGTTATCGTAAGGTGTATCTGGGACGTTTTCAGAATCCCATGCATCGGGTCTTCCAATCGCCAGATAGTAATTATTAGCACTATCGATATCTGCCGTAAATTCCGTGGCAGCTCGATGTCTAAAATTTTTGGTTACAATAGCTGTCATTTCTGCTCCATTGTGTTAAGTTATATGGTTATTTATGATCTTTTTTATGCACTCTATACGATTTGTGTCGTGATTTGTGCATCCATATTGAAAGGTAATCCAAGTTCTAGAACCTCTTCAATTGTATAGTCAGCAAAGCCCCCAATGCCTCCATTTAGTGAGAACTTAATTCTCTCAAGATAATCCTCGGGACCAAATCTATTAGTTTGAACGGGTTCGACGATTACTGTGAACTCGGTCGTACTAGTGGATAGTAATGATGGTACCGGATTATTAACTGGGATAATAAGGATCGGTGCACCATGTGTCTGCCATCCAGGTTGGATCTCGGGAATAATCCTATCAAGTAAGTCAATAAGAATAAAGATTTCTGAGAAGAATATAAATCCTGCAGGATGGATCAATCGATTAAATGCGTTTCTCCATAACGAAACATCAGTACCCGTTTTGAGCACGTATGAGAATTTCTGATAGAAGAAAGAATCTTGTATTTTTTTATCGTTACTAACGAATGAGCGACTGCTGGAGAATAGTCCACCCTCATAGATCTCTATCGTTTCACCACCAGCCATCGGGGTATTAAACGTGATATGATAATCAAGTCTTTCATTAATATAGTCCGGTGTGACTAATGGTATGTAGTCAACATTAACGACCTGCAAAACGTCATCTAGATATACAACAGGTTTATTATATTTTAATAATCCTCCACCTATATCTAAACCAGTAAAATCGGTTTGTGATGCGGCCGCGGTATATACGTATTGCGGGTCATAGTTTTCGGGCGAAAGAGTAATATCATCCGTTAGTTCAAACCACGTACCATCCGATGGCTTAAAGATATCGTCCTTGGGAAAATATATTTCCACGTGATCATTATAAAGTAATCGGAAGAAAGATTCGACCGAACCAGGCGTACCTCGAGATCTGTATAGATCACCAAGCTGTTTATAAAACAGACGAGGGCTTGCAGCAAAAGATTTAGGTATAGCACTACCAATCTCAGATTGTAACTCTGAAAGGAATTCCTCGTCAACCAAATCGATATCTCGTTGACGAGCTAATCTGTTAAGTATATAACCAGATCTAGACTCTTCTTCCAAGTATCTAGCAATCGCTTGTATAAACTCGACATACTTAGGATTCTGAGCCCTAATATGATCTGGGATCAATTCATTAACAGTAGCTTCTAAAAGCGGTCCAGTAAATAGAGTTGACATTAGAACCTCGGAGTGGTAGTGTAATTAACCCCGGCTGCAGTACCGCCAGTAATCATGGTATCAACCTCACCTATTATCGATGCATCATCCGTCAAGATGGTTAAAAGCTCGGTACGTCGTGGTGCTAGATCGTAAGTATCAGGTACTACAGTGATCTCGATATAAGAGTTCTCATAAGATTCAATCTTAAATCCTTGTATAATGACCTTACCCGTCGAAGGTTCTATATATCCAACATCGTGGTTTGCTATGGTTTCATTTGAAACTCTTTGAATCTTTAAGACTCTTTTACCACCCTCAGCAGCTACATCAATCAAATGGCATGTGTCACCTTGATATACGAACGGAGTAGTCCTTATAATAGGATTATCATCATCTTTTACAAAGAATGGATTCGGAAAGTCTAAAAGATAAAACGCTTCTTGGTTAAGAATAGGATTAAATCTCTTCTTCATTTTTGTTCGCATAACGCTGTTCAGAATAGCCACGTCGGAATTATCAATAGAAGAGATCAGATTCGAATGACGGAATACCCCATCAAATCGTTTTAGATCGTTGTTATTATAATCGATTATGGTATCACGAACTAAATCTTCTAATGTAGTTCTATCATGAGATGTAATGTTTGGGTTATACTTAAAGAAGACCTCTAGATCGATATAGGTATAAGTTGGATCAACCAATATAGGCGTAATCGATACTACGTTTTTAGGTTTAAGGAACTGATCGATAATAATATCTTTATCACGGTCACCCACAACCTCACCATCTAATGGTTTGATTGATATATAAACCTTACCATAATCAGGTGGGTCATTATCTTCACCACCCCATACAGTAATAGCCTCAATGTTCGAGTAGTTATTCAAGATAATAGATTTATAATCATCGGGGGTTACTGCACGATTCTGGGCAGTATAAAGCAAAGGCGCATTGAACTGGATCGATTCAAGATCTTCTCGAGTAGATCCACCAACAGCCTTCTGCTTTGTTGTAATCGTTGCATTGACGCTACCTTCAATATCATCTACTAAAGCAAATTGACTAGCGCCGTTTGCAGCTTCTTCGTCTGTAACTACATAACTCATCCTGATATAGTTACCGTTTTCCAACTTTCGACCGAATACCCCATCTCCAAACTTAACCTCATATTCTCCGGTCACACTTTCACTTAGAAAGTAAATCTTAGATCGGTCGTTAATATCTACGACCGTTGGAGCTTTTACATAGGTTTCGAAAGAGGAAGATGCCTTTGAAGGAGAGATATCAACACTCAATGTTGAGGTCACGATGTTGTCATAAGGTATAATAAATTTTTCACTTGTTTCAAAGTCGTATGAGTAACCGGTTTTCTTATAATCACCTTGTATGATTCGCACATCTTCAAACTTATACACCCCGTCTAAAAGAGGAACGGTTATAGTGTCGATTGTTACGAAGTTAAAGGTTTCCCCATTGATAACGGTTTTAAACCTAGTCCCTTTATCCATTGTAATTGGTGGACCAGGATTTACCGGATCATTCAATACAATATCAATGTACGCAACAGGCGCAAAGGAAGATCGTGGGGTATAGCCTAAAAGTTTAGCATGGGATACTACCGATGACCGAAGCTGGGCTGTATCTAGGAAGGTTTCGTTAATAGCTTGGTTGGCATTCATTGCGTTCATGTGCGTCATGTATGCAACCACATCTAATAATGTACCGAGCGCAGAGCCCTCGAAATCATAATCGGTCAACGTAGTTTGATCAGAAAGATATTCTTTTAGATTATCCTTAATCTGATCAAAGTCCATTTCCGATACTTTTAATCTTCTACTGTCTGTCATCGGATTCTCTCTACAATGAATTCAACTACTGTCACCACAGGTTGCGGTGATAGTATTTCTATTTCTAGTTTTATGTTCAAAGCATTTCGGAAAGATAAGTCTTCTATATCAACTCCAATAACTTTGGCACGTGGTTCATATTTTTTAAGTGATTCTATGATCACGTCAGCCATAACGGCACGTGTGATACTATCAAAAAATTCAAATAGGTAAGCCCGTAAATCCCCACCGAAATCCGGTTTGAATGGACGTTCACCTCTTGAAGTGCTTAGAATATTTATCACACTTTGTTTAACTGAAGCAACATCCTTTGATAAACCTATATCACCGGTATTGGGGTTAGCAATAAAGGAGAAGGTTATGTCAGAATATACATGTTGCCTCGCATCAATATTTGATTTTGAGTGTCTGTGCATGTATCTATTTATCCTGTTTTAATTTGACATTAGCTTGGTGGATTGGATTCACCTGACGGGTTAATATCGCCAATAGTACTTACTGCATGCGTATGACCATCAAGACTTATACCC